ATCACCGCCGCACAGCAGCGCATCGACCAGACTGTGCAGCAGGCACGGCACGAGGCCGAAACGCGCGCATGGGATGAGTATGTCAGGGTCTCCGGCGCGAAAAGCGTCGAGGACGTGCCGCCGCGCGTGGCTGAGCTCGTCACGAAGGAGCACATGACCCCGGTTGCTGCGCACTGGCGCTATATGAGCGAACAGGCACAGCAGCAGGTCGAGATCGAAAAGAAGAACAATCAGAATAGACAGATGAGCCCGGGCAGTATGACCGGCCGCGAGGGCGACACCTCGGACCCGTTCCTGCGCGGCCTTCTGGGACTCTAAAAGGAGTGAAAACGCTTTATGCCTATCAACCTTACCGCAAAATACGCTTCCGCAATTGAGAAGCTGTATACCCATTCCTCTTTCCTGCGTCCGCACTGCAAGGCGAATGTGGAAATGACCGGCGCGAAGAGCTGCCGCGTCTACATGCTGAAAACCAATCCGGTTGTCGACTACAACCGCAGCGGCACTTCCCGCTACGGCGAGCTCAAGGACGTTCAGGACATCGTCAACGAGTACATCATGACCCAGGACAAGGCGTTCACCGGCGTTGTCGACAAGGGTGACGAGAGCGAACAGGCAATTTCCAACAAGTCCGGCCAGTGGCTGCGCGAGGAGATCGCAGAGCAGTGCGTCCCGACTGGCGACCGCTACGGCTTCTCTCGGCTTGCCAAGCTCGGCCATATCAGCGGCGTGACCGCAGAGCCGACCAAGAGCACCATCGTTTCCATGGTCTACGACGCCGCCACCCACATGGACGAGAACCTCGTTCCGGAGAGCGGCCGCGTGCTGTTCATCCGCGCGAAGGACAAGTCCAAGATCGTCCTGTCGGACGAGTGGAGCGGCCTTGACTCGCTCGCGGGCAAGCAGCTGCCGACTGGCGTAGTTGGTCAGATCGCGGGCTTTACGGTTGTAACCGTTCCGTCGAACATGTTCCCGGCGGATGTTTACATGATCGCGATGCACACCTCGGCTGTCGCGTTCCCGTACCGCATCAACGATACCAAGATCCACAACGACCCGGTCGGCGTGTCCGGCGCGGTCATCGAGGGCCGTCAGACCTACGATCTGTTCGTCCTCGCTTCCAAGGCTGAGGCGGTCGTCGTCGTCGGCAAGGCCGGCAGCCAGCAGGCGTGCAGCGTTTCCATCGCGTCGCACTCCGCAACCGTGACTGCGGCCGATGCTGACGAGATCTGGTACACGCTGGACGGCTCGGACCCGCGCTTCTCCATGAACCGCAAGCAGGTCGCATCCGGCGGCACGGTTTCCACCAAGGCGGGCGAGACCATCCGCGTGGTTGCGTTCGGCAAGGGCGGCAAGCTGACTTCTGCTGTCGCAGAGGCAACCGACAACTAAATTCAGGAGGAAAGAATGGCAACAACAGTAAGAAAGATTTTTGATCTTGCGGCCGCCATTCTGTTCACCAGCAAGGGCGGCGATACGGATTACGATCAGTATTCGCCGCTTTTGTTTGAGCGGCTGCTGATCGAGGCGCTGCCGTATGAGAACGCGATCCGCGCGGCGAGCGGGCGGGAAGAGCTCACGAACGCGCCGGAAATCAACGCGATAGACGACACGGTCCTCGACTGGGACGACCGGATCACGCGCGGCGCGCTGCCGCACGGCCTCGCCTCGGCGCTCATGATCGACGAGGAGGACAAGCAAGCACAGATGGTACTCGAGCACAACTATTTCGTCGAGGCGCTCGAGGACGCCGCGCCTGCGGTGTTCGCGTATGACAGAGAGGAGGGCACAGAATGAAAACCATGACTGTTCCCGACTTCTCCACACCTACCATCGGCAGGAAACGCTACAAGCAGTTCCGCGGCGTGGACTACAGTACCGACGAGACCCAGATCGACGACGGCCGCAGTCCGCGCGCGGTGAACGTTATCGCGGACGAGGGCGGCGCGCCCGAACGGCGGTGGGGCTGGCGCACGGTGCTGAACCTCGGCGGAAACAGGCCGGTCGCCGGTATTTTCCTCTACGAGGCCACGACCGAGACCGGCAGAACCATGATCGTGCACGCCGGAGACACCCTGTACAAGGTGCGTCTGAACACGGACACCTATCAGCCGATCGCGGGCAGTCAGCAGGCGTTGATGATCGGCCTGAAGAGCGGCGGCCGGACGCAGGGGTTTTACCTGAACGGCAAGCTGTATCTGCTCACCGGCGCGGAATACCTCGTCTATGACGGGGCGAGCGTAAAGCGCGTCGCGGATGACACGGCGTACTGCCCGCTGACGACCTATCAGCGCAAGCCGGCAGGCGGCGGCGAGCCCTATGAGAAGGTAAACATGATCTCCAAGTGGCGGCGCAACCGCTTCGTCGCGGACGGCTCGAGCACGACATTTCGGCTCGACGTGGACGGCATTGACGCGGATGTCACGCCCACGGCGCAGTACCACATCACGGGCGAGAGCATCGCGGTAAAGAGCTTCGACGCTGCGAAGGGCACGGTGACGCTCAGCTCGGCGCCCAGAGCACCGGAGAACGCGGGCACAAGCAACATTGAAATCAAGTTCGCCAAGACCACCGAGACGCGAAAGAAGATCTTTGGCTGCACGATCTTCGCGATCTACGGTCTGGACGGCTCGGGAGACCGCGTGTTCCTGTCCGGAAACGACGGCTTCGCAAACATGGAATGGTTCTCCGGCCTCAGCGACCCGACGTATTTCCCGGACAGCAACTATTCCGCTGTCGGTTCGAGCGATTTTCCCATCATGTGCTATCTCAAGGCGTAGGGGGGAGCTGCTCGTCATCAAGAAGGACAACCGGCAGGAGGGCACGATCTGGCACCATGTCGGAACGATCACGAACAACGTCGCGGCGTTCCCGCTCAAGGAGGGCGTGCCCGGCTACGGCGCGGTCGCGCGGTACTCGGCGGCGAACCTTAACGACGATCCGCTGTACCTGAGTCCCCGAGGCGTGTATGCGCCGACAACGACCTACTACAACAACATGCAGGTGCGTCAGCTGTTCTGCCGCTCGCGCCGCGTCAACCCCAAACTGACCAAGGAGCACGGTCTCGAGGAGGCGGTCGCGGCAACCTGGCGCGGCTGGTATGTGCTCGTCGTGGACGGCAGAGCCTACGTCGCGGACGGCAACCAGGACAAGAGCGACAACGGCTATGAGTGGTACTACTGGATCAACATTCCGGCGCGCGTGCTGCGCGCAGACCGCCAGACGCTGTACTTCGGTACGGCAGACGGCAGGGTCTGCAAGTTCAACGACGACATGGTCACCGAGGAGAACGAGACGCTCATGCGCGCCTACAACGACGACGGCGCGCCTATTCACGCGGAGTGGGCAAGCAAGCTCGACAGCATGGGCAATATCGCGATGCTCAAGACCATGCCCAAGCGCGGAAGCGCGGTGCATCTCAAGAGATACGCGAGAAGCAAGTGCGAGCTGTATGTCCGCACCGAGAAGGACAGCGGCAGGCGTATCCGCGAGTTCTACGCGGACCGGCTGACGTTCGAGGACATCAACTTCGAACGCTTCACGTTCGAGACCTCGGCAAACAGCATTCGCCAGTTCAGAAGCAAGATCAAGAAATGGATCATGATACAGTTTATTTTTGTCTCGGACGCGCTCAACGAGGGCTTCGGCATTTATGAGATCCTCGTGAAGTACATCGAGGCAGGGGAGGCAAGAAGTGCATAATGAGTATTCGTGATTACAAGATCACAGACGCCCAGTTCAGCGAAAAGGGCGTGATCGCCGCGCCGGACACGCTGACCGGCACGGCGGCGGAAAACAAGAGTGTTTTCGACCGCTTCGCGCGTGAGATCATCAAGCCGCAGTTCAACGCCATCGTTGACGATTTCGCGGACATGGAGGAGTCGGCAAACAGCTGGTCCGCCGAGGAAGCGCTGCGCGTGCAGCAGGAGAACGACCGGCAGAGCGCTGAGCAGGGGCGTGTGAGCGCGGAAGGTCAGCGCTCGACCAACGAAACGGCGCGCCTGTCGGCGGAGGAAAACCGCATCAGCGCGGAAAACGACCGCGTAACGGCGGAGACCGCCCGCGTGAACGCGGAGAACAAACGCGACTCGGCGGAGAAGAGTCGGGTTTCTGCGGAGACAGGCAGAGTGAACGCTGAATCTGCCCGCGTGACGGCGGAAAGCCAGAGGGCAAACGCAGAGAGCGTCCGTGCACAGAATGAAGCGGCGCGTATTTCTGCTGAGACCGGCAGAGCGGATGCCGAGGCAGACCGCGTGAGCGCTGAAGATACGCGCATTTCTGCCGAGACCGCACGGAAAACCGCTGAGACAAACCGCGCTTCTGCGGAGACTGTTCGCGAAAGCGGTGAAGCGGCGCGAAAATCTGCCGAAACGGGGCGCGTGAGCGCGGAGACGGCGAGAGCCAATGCAGAAAGCACCCGTCAGACGAGCGAGGCCGCCCGCGTGAGCGCGGAAAAGAGCCGCGTTTCCGCCGAGGCGGCACGTCAGAGTGCGGAGACCGCGCGGAACGTCTGGGAGCCGTATGACGCCGCAAAGACCTACGTTCCCGGCAACAAGGTCAGCTTTAACGGCTCGTCTTATGTTTGCACGGCTGCAACGACCGGACATGTGCCGACCGATACCGCGTACTGGCTGCTGATCGCGCAGAAGGGCGCAGACGGCAAGGGCGCGGGTGACATGCTGGCAAGCGTTTATGACCCCAAGGGCAGAGCACAGGATGTGTTCCAGTATGCGGAAACAAAGGCGAGTGCGGCGCAGAGCACGGCAGCGGCGTATACCGACAACAAGATCAAAGCGATTCCGACACCGGATGTGAGCGGGCAGATCTCCGCGCACAATGCCGCGGCGGATGCGCACGCTGCGCTGTTCCGCACCAAGGCGCCGGCATACACTTGCGGCACCGCCGATCTTACCGCCGGTACGAGTCCGCTCGAAAGCGGCGTGCTGTACTTTGTGTATGAGTGAGGTGAACGATAGATGGCGAAAAAGGCTTATATCGGCGTGGACGGCAAGGCGCGTTACATTAAAGAGATACATATCGGTGTCAATGGCGTGGCGAAACGAGTAAAAAAGGTGTACCTCGGGGTGAACGGTGTAGCGAAGCTGGTGTTCCAGAGAATCGTTACAGGCACGTTCACAATAACCTTTAAAATGATGTCGGTTGCGTTCTATCGGAATGGACAACAGTTTTTGACTAATCCTGGCACCTCCAACGAGCTTTTCCATCCCGGAGACGTCATCAAAAGCAAGCCTTCCAGCGGCTCTATTGAGGTAAAAGTCAACGGCGTCAGTCAGGGAAAGTTCAGCGAATATGAGTACATCGTTCCCAACTGCAAGACCTTTACCATGTACGGCGAAGGCGGCTCTACCGGTCCTGTCGTACCGACGCCCGGTGGTTCTACTGCAAGCAGCAATCCCACAATCTGCTTTGATGAAACCTGGTGAAGTGGGTGCGGGACGTTACCTGAAAGACAATAAAAACACAAAAACCGCCTTGTAAGGCGGTTCGTTGACAGGGTTCGGCGGCGTATGTTATAATACGAGCGGACGCTGTTACATATGGCGGTCAGACCCTCTTTTCCTTTCCCGCAGTCTGCGGCAGGAAGGGGGTGGCGCGAGTGCAGAAGAAAGCATTTCAGCTTTTTGTATGTGCGGCAGTATTGCTGTACATTTTCTGTATAAAAGCGCGATGACCGTCCGGCTGGCACCGAAACGGTCATCTTAAATAGATCGACTGCATGAGGGTCTGACTGCTGTAACAGCGTCCCTTTGGTTATATTATAGCATATGCTCCGACTTTGTCAAGACGACAGGGACGGGGCATTTTTTATGCTCCGGAAAGGAGAAACATGAGTGAAGTGATCACAGCGGCGCTCAGCCTGGTTGGCACATTGGTGGGAACGCTCGGCGGTATTGCACTGTCGAGCAATCTCACGAATTACCGCATTGAGCAGCTGGAGAAGAAGGTGGAGAAGCACAACAACCTCATCACGCGGACTTATAAGCTCGAACAGGAGTTTGCCGTGATGGATGAGCGTGTTCGCGTGGCAAACCACCGTATTGAGGACCTTGAAAAGGAGGAAATGCAGCATGAAAGTTAATGTGCCTGTTAGATTTAAAAACCCGTGGTTCTGGGTCGGCGTTTTTTCGGTCGCTATCACGGCCATCGGCGTTGATCCGCAGACGTTTACCTCGTGGAGCGCGGTCGGGATGGGTATCAAGGCGGTACTCTCGAACCCGGTGCAGCTTTGCACGATGTGCCTTGCGGTGCTGAGCGTGTTCATTGACCCGACGACGGCCGGTCTTTCGGACAGCGAAAAGGCGCTGACGTACTCGGTGCCGAGGAAGGAGGGTGTAGAGTGAACATTATCACGGTAAATCTGCCGACAAACGGCAGTTTCAGCCGCCGGAACAAGACGGATGAGATCATCCTGCACCACGCAGAAGCAAGCCATGCGAGCGTGGAGGAGGTCAACCGCTGGCACCTGGAGCGCGGATGGACCGGCATCGGCTATCACTTTTACATTCGCAAGGACGGCAGAATCTATCGCGGCCGGCCGGAGTGGGCGGTAGGTGCGCACGCGCAGGGGCACAATAAGCGCTCGGTCGGTATTTGCGTCGAGGGCGCATACATGACCGAGACCATGCCTAAGGCGCAGTTTGACGCGCTCGTCTGGCTCGTGCGCGAGGAAATGGCAAAGTATCCGGGCGCGAAGGTGCTGCGGCACAGGGACGTCAACAGCACGGACTGCCCGGGCGTCAACTATCCGTGGAAGGCGCTGCTCGCGGCGCTTTCGCCGGAAAAGAAGGAGGAAACAACATTGACCTACGAACAGTGTAAGGCGTTTTTGCAGCGCTATGAAAAAGAAAACGAGTGCAAAACCGCAAGCGCTTGGGCGGCGGACGCCTGGAAGGCGCTGACGGACGCCGGTATCACGGACGGCTCCGCGCCGCAGGCTCCGCTCACGCGCGAACAGCTTGCGGTCATGCTCCAGCGGCTCGGTCTCATCGGGAAGGGGGCGAAGTAAATGAGCATTCTCGGCGCAAGTATCGCTGCGGCGATTAGAGCCTCTGCTGCCGCCTCTGCGAAGGGTGCGGCCAAGGCGACCGGCGCATCGAGCTCGAAGGGTTCTTCCTCGCGCGGCTCCTCCTCGTCCGGTTCTTCCTCGCGCGGCTCCTCCTCTTCGTCTTCCGGTTCTTCTTCGCGCGGCTCGTCCTCGTCCGGCGGCTCGTACACGCCGAAGGGCACGCACTACGATGCGACGATCAAGAATAACTCGCAGCTGCAGGCAGACCAGATTTCTGAAATTCAGAGCAAGTGGCACGACGCCTATCTTGCCGGCGATAAGAAGAAGATGGATCAGCTTCACAAAGACGCGGAAAGCCTCCGTTCCGGGTGGGGCTATTCCGGCGGTGAGGACGGCTCGGACTACATCTCTACGGGCGGCATCTCCGGCGCGAACCTCGGTGAGCAGATGGCGAACCGTTATTCGCAGGGCTACAGCGACTATGAGCAGAAGATGAACGACGCTGCCGAGGCACAGCAAAAGGCGCTTCAGGCGTCCATCGACAGCGCGGTCAACAATCTCGAAAGTCAGAAAACCACCATCGGCAAGAACACCGAGGCGAACAACGCCGCGGCCGAAAAGGCGTACATGACCGCCATCAACCCGAACGGCTCGTATGCCGAGGGGCTTGCAAGTCAGGGCCTCTCGAAATCCGGCATCACGGAGAGTTCGATGATCTCGGCGGGCAACACGTATCAGAACGCCCTCAACAGCAACGCCACCACACAGACCGAGGCGCTCGCGGAAATTGAACGCGCCATCACCCAGGCGCGGCTGAACGGCGACATCGAGAAGGCGAACGCGCTCGCGGACCTCTACAAGGAGACCGCCGCAAAGCAGCTCGAGAACGCGGACAAGATCAACTCCGCGTACCAGTGGGGTCAGCAGTTCGGTCTTTCTCAGTCTGAGCAGACTGGCACGTACAACGGTCAGGCGACGCTCGCCGCCCGTCAGTTCGAGCTTCAGAAGCAGCAGGTTCAGCAGGATCTCGAGGCTGGCAAGATCGACATGGAGACCGCACGCAAGCAGCTTTATTACATTCAGGCGCAGATCGACAATCTCAACGCCGAGACTGAGGGACAGAAGCTCACCAACAAGTATTATTCAACCCAGTTTTAAACTGGTTCGGGGGCGGCCTTTGTGCCGCTCCCACTCTTTAAGGAGGAAACAGCATGAGCAGCCATTCATACAGCCGCGACAAGCTCGAGGAGAGCCGCAGACGAAAGCGTGCGCAGCAGGCCGCACAGCAGCAGCGCGTTAATCTGCCGTCTGCCAAATCGTGGCTCGGCGTCACCCCTTCACAGGTCGCAAAGCCTGCACAGCAGACGGCACCGAAAACGACGGTGAGCCGCCCGGCGGTGCAGTCCTCGACAAGCTGGAAGGGCGTGACGCCCTCGCAGGTGGCAAAGCCTGCGGCACGGCAGACGGCACCGAAAGCCCCGCAAACAGCTGCGGTGAAGCAGCTGCCGACGTTCTCAGTCGGTCAGTCGCTCGCACAGCGCACACAGCAGAACATCAGGAACGACAACACGCGCCGCGCGCGGGCGGCGCGGGCACGCGAGGGACAGCGGCAGGCGGCACAGGCGAACGCGGCGGCGCTCAAAAAGGACCGGGCGGCACTCGCGGCGAACTCGCTGAAATGGCATCAGACGAGCGACGCGGCCGTTCGACAGCGTCTTGAGGCCGAAAACAGCGCCATCCGCGCACGGCGCGGCTACGCCTTCGACAGCCGCACCGGCTCGACCTTCGACAGCAAGGGCAACGAGCTGTCGTTCGCGGCGCGGCAGATCTACGGCGGCAGGGCGGAGACCGCAAAGCAGTTCCGTGACGTTGCCCAGACGAAGGATTTTGTCCGCGACACCTCGCGCACGGCTTCTCAGCCGTCCATTCTTGATGTTGCGCGCGGCGTGACGGCAGATAACCCGCATTACGCCATCCAGAGCGGTCAGAAGGCGCACAGCATTATTGCAAGCCTGTTAAACCGCTCGGGTGAGACGTGGACGGACGCCGATACCAAGGCACGGGACGAGGCGCGGGACGCACTCCAGAAGGAGATGCAGGCGATCTACCAGCAGTACGGCGCAACGTATCAGCCGCGGCTCAGTGCAGACGAGACCGTGAAAGATCTCGCCCTCCGCGGCGCGGACGAGCAGACGCTCGAATATGTCCGCGAAAACCTGCGTCTGCGGGACGCTTCAGACCGGCTCGGTCAGGGTCTGACTGCGGTCGGCAAGCGCCTCGAGGCCTCTATTCCGTCCTTCGTCGACACGGTGAAGCAGGCCATCTCGAACCAGAGCGAAAACAAGGAAAACGAGGCCTTCACGAGGCTCGAGGAGCAGGAGAAGCAGCTCGAGCTTCAGCTCCAGAACATGCAGAGTCAGGACGAGAACGGCAGAGTTCCGGCGGACTATCAGCAGGTTTACGACGAGCTTCAGCGCGTGCGTGAGGAGAAGAACTCGCTCAAGGTCACGAAGGGCGTTGATCAGAACCTTTGGTCTCAGAAGGTCCTGCGCGAGGCGAACGAGGCACAGGCAAACGCCGAGGCCGGTCTCGCGCCTGCGCCGCGCTGGGTGGCCGAACAGGCGATCTCGCTTGCTTCGAATGCTCCGACGATGGCCGCAAGCGCGGTTCCGGTCGTGGGTCCGGCGCTCGGATCGCTCGTGATGGGCGCGCAGGCGGCCGGTCAGCGTGCTTTTGAGCTGAATGAGCAGGGCAAAAGCGCGGGCGAGTCGCTCGGCAGGGGCACGGTCTCGGGCATCATCGAGGCGGCAACCGAAAAGCTGCCGCTCGAACGGATGGCCGAAATCCTGCACTCCGGCGGCGCGAACGCGGTAAAGAACATTCTGCGGCAGATGGGCACGGAGGCCACTGAGGAGGGTGCTTCTTACTTCCTGAACTACGTTTCCGACCTCGCTGCCGCAGACCCGGACGCGAAGTTCAGCCTTGCAGAGCTCGCTCAGAGCGCTGCGGGCGGCGCGTTCGGCGGTCTGGTGTTCGGCACGGCGGGCACTGTCGGCGCGAAGCTCGCACAGCGAAATGAGGGCGGCATTTATGACGATACCGCCTATGAGCGCGACGTCGTGCGCTCCCTTCAGGACGCAGATGCACAGCTGCGCGCAGCGCGCAGCCTGCCGGAAGGAGCAGGACGCGAGGCGGCGGTGAGCGCGGCGCGGGAAAAGATGTCGCAGACGATCGCGGACTATACCGCACGATACCTTGCGGCGCACGAGGAAATGAATGCGCGTGACGGCCTGTTCGGCAATCCGGACGGTACTGCAAACGGCTTTGCAGGCAAAAAAATACCGACTTACGATGAACTCATCGAAAAGCCGGATGTGAGAGTTGTAGATATTCGGGAAACGCCGGCCGGCAGCTACAGGGAGCAGCGCAGGAATTTTATGAACAGCGAGGAAGCCCAGCAGCTTTACCGTCAGCCGGTGACGAACTACGACACAGGCGAAATGGTGTTTGTGACACCGAAAACGCTGGAACACTCGTTTTTTAACGGTGGTCAGCTTCAAATCAGCGCGGCAAAACAGATTCAGCAGATCATTGCACATTCTGTACTGACGAGCGCTGAGCCGATCACGCACGGGGACAGCAACGCCACCGGTATTTATACGCTGTTCGGCGCAGTGCAGACCGAGAACGGCATTCAGCCGGTGAAGCTAAAAGTAAAGGAGTATCAGATTAACGGTCAGAGTATTCCGCAGAACATTGCGGAGTATTTCAGGCAGTATGGTGTACCGGAACAGTACGCTTCGGCATACGATAATAAGGTGCTGTCGCTGGAAAGCATAGAAAAAGAGGACGTATCCAGTTTAGCCGCCACGATGCCTTTCGGTGTTAACGACCCTTCAACGTCCTCTTTGAAGGACGCATCCAGTTCCGCCGCCACGATGCCTTTCGGTGTTAACGACCCTTCAACGTCCTCTTATATTACTGTAGCAGATTTGATGGGGCTTGTCAACGGAGATGCACGGAGGTATCTGCCAAATGAAAAAGGCGAAACCATGTCGTTCAAGACTGGGACCAAAATGGGCTACCCCAGCGACACAGTTTCGCCTGACGGAAGTGATATCCCTTCCGTTGATAACAGTATACGCCAGAATGTAGGAAATAGCAACACTTCCGACACAAATATTCCGCTCTCCGAGGCAATGCAGTACGGCAAGACGCCGGAACAGGCGATGATGGAAGCAAAAGCGAAGGCCGAGGGCGAGAGGATACGACAGGCAATGAACCGGCCGGAGATGCGCGAGGCGCGGATGATCGCGGAGCGGCTCGGCGCGAAATTCGAGGCCGCAGACCTCGGCGCGGCCGGCGGCCGGTATGAAAACGGCACGATCGCCATCAACCCGTACACAGATAATCCGGTGCGGCAGGTGCTCGTGCACGAGCTGACACACCATCTGGAAAACAGCGGCGTTTACAACGACCTGCAAGCGGCGGCGTTGCGCGCTTTTTCCGAGGAACAGGGCGTTTCGGCTGATGTGCTGCGGCAGAACATCACCAGACTGTATGCACAGAAGGGTGTGACGCTCGATCTGGACGGCGCAAACCGCGAACTGACGGCGGCGTTCTGCGAAAACCGGCTGTTCCGGGACGAGAGCAGCATTCAGCGCCTTGCACAGACCGATGTTTCGCTGTTCCAGCGCATTCGGCAGTGGCTTTCCGATCTCGTTATCCGCCTGCGCGGTACGGAGGAGCAGAAGCGCGTACTTGAGGTGCAGCGGCTGTATGAAAAGGCGGCGCGTACGGTTGGCGCGGTGCAGGATAGAGGGGCACAGTACACGTTCGGACGTGAGTACGATAACGAAACGCTCGCGAAAGCTGTTAAGATGGAGCAGGAAGGCGCAGACAAGGACACTATCTGGAATACACTCGGCGTTATTCGAGACACAAAGGGAAACTGGATCAATGAAATTGATGACAGCCAGATGAACTATGATGAGTTCGGCCTGCATCAGCTGAGAAAAGACGCGGATTTCCGACGGCTTGAAGAACTGGAAGATAAGGCGAATGCGACCGCGGAAAACTTCGGTTTCTCTCCGGAAGAATATGCGGAGTGGGAAAAGCTGACCGACAAATACGGCGACGCCGTATGGGATGACAAGTATATGCTGCGCGATTATTTGAAGCATGACGAACTGTTTAAGCGTTATCCGTCTTTGCGGATCGCAAGCCTTGTTTTTGAGCCAATGAGAGCCGGAGAGAGGGGGTATTATAACAGAAGTGATAATTCAATCCACGTAAATGAGCTTCTAAAGAGCGAACCTGAAAGCACGCTGCTCCACGAGATTCAGCATTTCGTGCAGGGTAGAGACAACAGACCCGGAGGCGCAAACCCGGAATACTGGCGCCTTATGAATGAAAGCTCGGACGAATGGATTGACCGCAATCTGCTGCTGTCCCGCAAGGAGAAAATCATTGAGCGCATGAACACGATCGAACAGCAGGTCGGTTACAGCGATTTTTACGACAGCCTGCTTGACCGGGAGGAAGCCGGTGAGCTGACAAGCGAGCAGGTTGATGCACTGGATCGCGAGTTTGTTGCGCGCTATCCTGAGCTGGAAGCACTGAGAAACGAGCTTTACAACGATGTTTACATGAAATTAAAGGAGCTCGGTAAGGGCAAGCGTGATCCGAACGAACTGTACCGTAATACGGCGGGTGAGATCGAGGCGCGGGAGACGGCGAGCCGCCGGAACATGACCGCTGAGGAGCGCAGACAGAAAACGCCCGACCTCGGATGGGATCGGGCGGTGTTTGCGGAAGATGCAGGGCAGAGCATGGAAATCAAGACAGATACAGAGGGAGAAAAATATGTAGATGTCAACACTGACAACATGACAGGTGTTCCATATAAAGATGTTCCTAACGCACTTGCTGAAATTGTACATGAGAAATTTTCGGATCCGGTGAACGCAAATGGTCAGGATATTTTTATAAGCACACGAACGTCCAGAGAGTGGTCGCGGTCAGAATACTCCAAACGCCTTGGACGCGATAAGCCGCGCCGTTACACGGATAAGATGAACGCTTTTTCGCAAGCAGATGAACTGCTGACAGCATCACGCGATTATATCGGAGAGGCACTTAAACATGAACGGCATGATAACTTTGTGGAATTCGCAAGAGGCAAAGTCAAGTTCAAAGTAGGCGAAAATGGATATTTAGCCGACATTGTTGTGGGAATAACGGATAAACAAGAGCCGGTTCTTTACGATATTGTAAAGCTCAGGAATATAAAAATAGCAGAAACACTCAATACGACACCTGTCACCGAAGTGAACCGCCGTAGAGGGAGTGTTCCTGCTAATGAAAGTATAGCACCTGACGGAGCGAAAAGCAATACCTTCGGCTTCACCCCGGAGCAGATCGCAAAGGGAACGGTTCCGCTCTCCGAGGCGATGCAGTACGGCAAGACGCCGGAACAGGCGATGCGGGAGGCGAAGGAGAAGAGGGCACAGGCTGACGCCGGGACGGCGGCGGGATATGCGCCGGTCTCGGATGAGATGCGCAGAGCAGGCGGCAAGGCCAAGCGCACGGCGGCCGACTACCTCGACTTGATGGACGCGGTCGCACGGCGGAACGCGAAGAGCGAACAGGCAAACCGCGAGACGTACCGCGAACTGCGGTCCGCCTGGGACGAGGTCCGTCCCCTCGACCGCAAGATCGAGTCCGTGCGCCGGCAGGCACAGCTGTCGGACAACGACATGCGCCTGCTTCAGGCCGCGTCTGCAAGCGGACACAGCGAAATCCTCGCGGACTGCGAAAATCAGCCGGCCGCGCTGCATCTGTATGAGCTCGAAAAGCAGCGGCGCGAGACACTTGCACCCGTGCGCGAGTACAACAGCCGCGTACGGCTCGAACGCGAGATGCAGGCGGCAGAGTGGGCGGAGACGATCGCGTCCTACGCCTCGGACAAGGCGCGCGGTCTGTATTACCTCACCGAGACGCCGGAGCGCAACATCTACGACATTTTCGGCAAACAGCACCGCGCCGAGGCGGACGAGTTCATCCGCGAATACCTGAAGCCGGTGCACGAGAGCGTGGCAGAGTCCACGCGCCTCCAGAACCGCCTGCGCGAGCGCATCGGCGGGCTGAACCTCAACCGCCACGAGAGCGCAATCGTGCAGATGCTCGGCGAGGGCGAGAAGGCCGCGGCGCTCCAGTATGCCGAGGAACACGGCATCCGACTGGACGGCGAGACGGAAGCACGGCTGAACCACGCCGCAAACGTGTTCCGCGAGACCTATGACGAGCTGTTCGACATGATCAACGACGCCGAGGTCAGAAACGGCCTCGAGCCGACGCAGAAGCGCGGAAACTATTTCCCGCACTTCACAGAGAAGGCGCCCGACACGCTCCTCGCGCGCGCGATGTGGCGGATCGGCATGAAGCTCACCGGCCGCGACACGCTCACGACAGACCTCGCCGGTCTGACCGAGAAGTTCCGCCCCGGCCATCAGTGGGAGCGGCATTTGCAGCACCGCGAAGGCAAAAACACGGTCTATGACGCAGTGACGGGCTTCGACCAGTATGTTTCGGAGATCTCGGACTACATCATGCTCACGGACCAGATTCAAAAGCTGCGCGCGCTCGAGGACAGCGTCCGCTATACGCTGTCGGACGAGGGAACACAGCGGAAAATCGACGAGATCAAGTCGGACTTCATGAAAGACCCGCTGAAACGGCGGCAGGAGATCGAGGCCGTCTACGACGACGGCGGAGACCGCACCGCCTTTCAGCGCGCAATCGACCCTCTGCTCCGACAGAAGGAGGCGGGCATGCGCAACTTCGTCACCGAGCTGCGGCGCTACACGGACAACCTTTGTGGCAAGAAACACCGCGGAGACCGCGGCATCGAGGATATCGTGGGACGCGACGTTTACGAGATCTCCAAGAACGTGGAAGGCCGTGTCGCGGCGAACATGATCGCGCTCAATCCCGGCTCGTGGCTGACGAACTTCATTCCGCTGACGCAGGCGGCGGGCGAGATCGACACAAAAAGCCTGCTGCAGGGCATGGCGGAGACCGTGCGCGCGGCGTTTTCGGACGACGGTTTCGTCAACACCTCGACCTTCCTCACCAGCCGCTACGGCTCGGACAGCATCTCCAAGACCGCGCTGCGCCAGGTCAGCGACCTTGCAGGCGCGCCGATGGAGTGCATCGACCATTTCACCGCCGAGAGCATCGTGCGCGCACGTGTCGCGCAGAACATCGGCCGTCACATGGCGCTCGACGAGGCGTTCGCGGAGGCGGACAGCTTCGCCTCCTCGCTGATGGCAGACCGCTCCAAGGGCGCGACGCCCGGTGTGTTCGAGATGAAGAACCCTCTCGTCAAGGTGTTCACGATGTATCAGCTCGAGACCAACAACCAGCTGCGGTATTTCTTCAAGGACCTGCCGCGGCACATGGAGGGCAAGAGCAGGGCGGCGGCCATCGCCTCGACCGGTCTCGCGCTCACCAAGGCGTTCACGCTCGCTTTCTTCTACAACAGGATCTATCACGAGCTGACCGGCCGCGACAGCGCGCTCGACCCCATCGGCCTGATCGCGGAAGCGTTCGGTCTCGGAGACGATGACGACGAGAAGAAGTCCGGCGTGGATACGGCGTTCACGCTCGGCAAGGGCATTGCCGAACAGCTGCCGTTCGTCGGCGGTCTGATCGGCGGCGGCCGTGTGCCGATCTCCGCTGCATTCCCGGATTTCGGCAAGGTCGCAGACGAAATCACGCAGGGCTATGACCCGAAACGCATCGCCTTTACGGCCGCGAAGGAGGCCGCAAAGCCTGCGGCGTATCTGCTGCTGCCGTTTGGAGGCGGTGCGCTCAAGAGAGCCATCGAGGGTGCGGCGACGGTGGACGCGGGCGGCAGCTACGGCGTCAACAAGAACGGCGAAAAGATCCTCCAGTTCCCGGTATACGGCCAGACGCCGCGCGACTGGGCACAGGCGATGCTGTTCGGCAAATCTTCCCTCAAAACCGCACAGGACTGGGCGGAAAATGGTTACGACACGCTGAACGCGAAGGAAACCAAGGCCTTCGACACGCTGCGCGAGCGCATGAGCTGGCACAGGGACGAGAACGGCAACCCGGTCGACAACTCCGAGGCGGTTTTCGCTGCCATCAAGGCCATGCGCGCGATCTCGGACGAGACCGACGATCGGGACATCGCCGCCGGGAAGATCCGCGAAATGCTGTTCAACGACAGCGCGCTTTCTGCCGCTCAGAAGAATTTCCTCGACCGCGAGCTCGTCAACGGCGGCGAGAGCGGCGTGTATACCTCGCGCGATGCGTTCGATATCTCGCAGACCGTGCGCGAAGGTCGGCAGCTGGATGCGGCGGAGGCGGTCAAGCATGGGATTACGGTCAGCCAGTTTGCAACGTGGGATAACCGCCTGAAAACCGCTCTCGATGACAATCAGGTGGATGCTGCGGATTACGAGGAGGGCGGAGACAACACGCTCTACGCCAAGAACGCTGTGCTCAGCAGCATCCTCAGCGACTACATGAACAACCCCGGCTTCACGGACGCGCAAAAACAGGCGTTCGCGGACTATGTTATCATCTCTGCAATGAGCAAAACAGAGCGGGTAACATGGAACGAGGAGGTCAAGGGCAAGGTGAACGCCTCGGACTACGTCAAGTTCAAGGGAGACCTTGCAGCGTTCAAGAAGGAATTCAAGGGTACGGGCGTCGATACCACGGCGAGTGTACAGGCGATACTTGACAGCTACACGAACCTCTCGGACGAGCAGAAGAGTGTGCTTATGCACGTGTACAGCGACAGCGCGATTAACGATCCGTTCCATGTTTCAAGCTATGAGCAGGCGCTCGCGAACAATGACTACTACAAGTCGCTGGATGAGAGCGAAAAGAAAAAGCTGCGCGCGAACTGCAATGAGTACGAGCAGGCAATCAATGAGAACAAGGAGCTCAAGGGCTGGAAGGCGAAGGCGTACATGGCGAAGGAGGCCGGTATCGAACCGGGCACCTATGCGCTCTTCCAGACGGCGCTCTCGCTCATCAATGCGGACGGCGGCACGCCTGCCAACGATGAGATCACGCAGGCGGTCAAGCTCGTTTCGGGCATTTCGGACAGCCAGAGGGCGTATCTCTGGCAGGCGGCCTACGGCAAGGACACCACGAAGAACAACCCGTGGGGCGGCGCGAAGGTCACGAAGTACCAGAAGAGCGAGAACGAGGCCGTCAATCCGGTCGAGGGCGGCACGATCTCGAGCGGCTTCGGCTGGCGTCAGTCGTTCCAGACGAGCGGCGGCCAGTCCTCCAACGACCACAAGGCCATTGATATTGCGGCTCCGGCCGGCACGGCGGTCAAGGCCGCGATGGGTGGTAAGGTTATTGCTGTTACGCCCGGCTACAACGGCGGTTACGGCAACACGGTCGAAATCGACCACGGCAACGGCATTATCACGAAATATCACCATATGCAGGACGGTTCGATCAGCGGCATGAGCGTCGGGCAGGAGGTCAAGGCCGGTCAGCAGATCGGCAAAGTCGGCTCGACCGGCAAGTCTACCGGTCCGCATCTCGATTTTCAGGTGCAGAAGGACGGCAACTTCGTCGATCCGCGCAACTACATCCCCGGTTACGGCGAGGGCACTTCTGCGACGATCTCCGCCGCACAGGCCGCTGCGGCTGCGGCGAAGGAGTCAAGAAAAAGCTCCGGCGGCTCGAAGAGGAGCAGCTCCGGCGGCTCGTCGGGATTGAGGAAGCCGAGCGCGCCGAAGGGCTTGCCAGTGTTCAGGTAA